TATTTGTGGAAGACCAGCGTCAGATGGCGTTCAACCTCCTCAAAGTGGGTGCAATTGACAAGGAAAGTCTGCTTGACTTGACAGAACCTCCTATGAAACAATTGCTCAAAGACCGATTGAAGAAGATGGAAGCCAAGCAAGCCCAACAGCAAGCCTCAGCTCCTCCAAAAGGTCCAGAAGGTAAAGAAAAACCTGAACTTAAAAAGGTGGGATGATGGCTACAAGTCAAAAGACTCAACCCAAAGCTGACCAGCCTAGAGTGCAGACTGGTTCGCTCAAGAAAACAGAATCTATGCCGTCCTTGACAAGGTCAGAGACGGGTGGTAAAAATATGACTGGTGGTAGAGCTATGCGGAACTACGCCAGACAAGGACGTTCTTAACCAACAGGAGTACACTATGTACAAGCACGCAAAACGTGGTCGCAAGACCAGACGGTAAAAGTTTCCTCTGCAAAGAAGAAAAGGGTGTGGCTTACTTCCCTCAAAATAGTTCGCCTCCTCTCAACCTAGGAGTGACATCATGCGTAAAGCACGTAAAGGTCGTAAGTCACGTAAGTGATTTCCGTAGCGTTTTGGAAGTTTCGACACAAAAACTTCCACCCTATTGACAAACTGTTAGTAACTTGTTGAAATACTGACATTAGGAGTTTATATGAGTGTTCCGCAAGATAAGTTGATGGAGTTGATGCGTGGCCCCCAGAGTGCTGGTGCTAATGCCCCCAATGCCATGCCAAGCGCAGGGCCAGGTCTCCAATCTGACGGCATGTCTCCTCCAATGGCTTCTCCCATGTCTACTCCTGAGCCAAAGATGGGAAGCAAAGAGGCTGCAATGATTAACATTGGCATGGCAATGGATTTGCTTGAGCAGTCTCTCCCAGCTTTAGGCAGTGAGTCTGAAGAAGGCCAAAAAGCACTCACAGCTATTCGCAATCTCACTAGCGTGCTTGGTCCACGTAAAAATAAAACCAATGAATTACAGCAGTCTGAGATTCTTCAGATGCTACAGACTTTGCCTCAAGCGGGTGGTGCTACTCCTGAAGGTAAAGCAATGGCAGCAGCACCTGTTCCTGGTATGCCTCCCGCTGGTGGCGGTATGCCTCCCCCGTCTCCCCCTCCTGGTGGAATGCCAGGTATTCCCCAACCCCCAATGTAAGGAACCATCATGGATTTATTCAAACCCCGTGGCGCAGCAGCTCCCCGTAGACCCACAGACAATAACCAACAAAATGGTTTAGTCGTTAACACTCCACGCTTTTCACAATTTGGTGGCCTCAACAGCCCATCAAAAGTTGGTAAAGCTGGAATGCAAGTGAAAAAGCCTGGTGACGGCAAAAGAGTCATCTAACAAAAAAAGAGGGTGTATCAATGTCTTTAGAAAATTTATCTTTAGAAGCTCGTGATGAATTGGCTTCCTTGGCGCAAACAATGGCTGAGGACCCAAAGACTCGTGAGGCTTTTTTGCGGTTGACGCAACAAGTTAAACCTGATTTGCAGATTCCTGAAATTCAAATCAAAGATTCCACTCGTGCTGAAATTAATCAGATTAGGCAAGAAAATTCTGCTTTGCAAGCCAAGATGAGAGAAAGGGATGCAATTGAAGAACTATCTAAGAGACGTGATAACTTGGTCAAAAAAGGTCTTATTGACTCTGAAGATGAAGTTAAAGACGTTGAGAAACTAATGCTTGAGCGTGGTATCACTAACCATGAGACTGCTGCTGAATATCACAACTGGATGAAGCAAGCTGCTAAGCCTACTCCATCTGGTTACAATCCAAGTGCTATGAATGGTTTTGACCTAAAAGGCTATTGGAAAAACCCAGTGAACGCTGCTCGTAATGAAGCAGCAAAAGCACTGAACGAATTGCGTAATCCTAGAGGTCAAAGGCCAATAGGTTTATAAGAGTTGGTAAAGAGGGTTTAATTTGTAGGGGCAGAGATGCCCATCTTTAAGGAGTCGTTATGGCTATAGGTGGTGGTATTCTGCCAGCAACAGGGTCAAGTCAGTTCACTGAATTAACCTACGTTACCCGCAGAGCTTTTATTCCAAAACTCGTTGTACAACTGTACAACAGCACGCCTCTAATGGCAGCGTTGATTGCTAACAGTCAACAAGCCTCTGGTGGTGTGTCCTCAGTAACAGTGCCTGTTCAGGGTGCTCAATTTGTTAATGCTCAGTGGTCTGACTACTCTGGTTCATTCAACCAGCCGTCAGTTCAACAGGGTGCATACAACGCTGAGTATGACCTGAAGTTGATGATTTCTCCCGTGCCGTTCCTCGGTATGGAAGGTGTTGCTCAACAAGACGCTGCAATCATCCCACTCATTGAAGCTCGTATGAACGATGCTACCAATGTGATGATGGACGCAATGGCTACGGCCTTGTATACCAACACAACCAACAACCAACAGTTCATCGGCTTGCCCGCTGCTGTGGATGATGGTACAGGTGGTGCTACATATCAAGTGACTTACGGTAACATCAATCGTAATACCAACACTTGGTGGCAGTCCAAAGTTTACGCTGCTGGTAACGTAAACCCCACAAGACAAAACATCCTCCAATACATTTCTGGTACTGTTAAGAAAGGTGCAGAAATGCCCTCTTTTGGCGTGTGCGGATTTGGTACTTGGACTCTATTGGCTCAAGACTTTGTAGGCCAAGAGCAGTATGTTATTACCCCAGGTTCAGCCTTTGATGGCGATAACAATGGTCCTCAAGCAGCATTCAGAGCACTGATGGTTGCTGGTGTACCTATTTATCCAGACCCTTACTGTCCAGAAGGTACGGTTTATTTCCTCAACACTAACTACTTGAGCTTGTACATCCACGAGCAAGGTTCATTTGTGTTCACAGGATTTGAATCTACTCTACCAAATTGGCAGATTGGTTACGTTGGTGCGGTTATCATGATTGCTGAGTTGGTCAGCGTGAAGCCAAAATCAATGTCCAAGGTCACTGGCTATAACTACCTCTCACTATAAAGGAGCTAAGTCATGTCACTGTCCCCCAATAAAATCATTCTAGCGAATGCAGCAACCAACACCGCTGGTGCATATTTTGAACCACAAGCAGTTATTGCTACCAACACATCAAATGTTGGAACAGTAGTACCAGCAGGTTTGTATCAAGCATTGCCCACGGCTAACGTAGTTATTCAATTCAACACTTCTACCAACATTGCAGCTCCTACTTGGACAACTGTGATTGCAGCCAACACTGCTGGTATTGTGTGGTCTGACGGTACTAACGTACAAGCTCTATCTGTTTCTGGTAACGTCACAATCACATTGTACGGTTCCAACGGTGGACAAGCTGTATCTGGTACTTACAACAACGTCTAAGGAATTCAAAATGGCTTCAGTTGATTCAGTTGCACAAAATACACCAGCAAACTTTGGCAACTATGCCATTGCTGTTGCTGTAGGCGTGCCCCTCGGAGCGACTGGCAATGCTGTTATTGCTTTACCAATTTTGAATGGTGGCCTCACTTATGGTGGGGCTGTCAACACTTCTGGTCAAGTTATCGTGAGACGGGTTACAGTTCAAAATGCCAATTCAGATGCGTCAGCAGGTAACGTATCTATTTTGACATCCAATGATGGAAACACATCCAATGCACTCGTTGCTGCGACAGTGTTAACCAACATGACTGCTGCTAACAAGTTCCAAGATTTAACGGTTGCTAGTCCTTATCTTGCATCAACAACTTTGAATGGCAATACTGTTCAAGCGTTGTTTGTAAAAGTGAATACTGCTGTGGCTAACGCTACTGTAGATATTCGTGTTTACGGTGATACAGTTTCATACTAATGAATGTTTTTGTAACCAATCGTAGTGATGTCCCGTTGACCATTGGGTACAACGCTGTCATGTACGAGTTTAAGAAAAATGTTCCTGTAGAACTACCCTATGAAGGTGCTGTGCGTCTTTTTGGGTATGAACAGGAAGACAAAGAGCCAGTTCTAGTTCGCTATGGATGGATCAAACTCCATAGTGAGCTAGAAGATGGTTTAAAGATTTTGTCTCGGTTTGAAATAACAACTGAGAAACCTAACAGCTCGCAACCCTCGGCTGTAGGCGTAGTACCCTTGCGTGTTGAGAAACACGTAGGGGGAAAATCCTCACAGAGGGCAGCATAACATGGACGCTAAATGGCAACCTTATCTTCCTATCTCACGGAAGTCCGTAGGCTCTTGCACGATGCCAATGGAGTCTTCTGGTCCGACTCGGAGCTAACGGACGATATCAATTCGGGCCGTGAACGGGTTGTCAGAGATACGGGTTGCCTACGTACCCTTTTAGTTTCTACTACACCTATAGGTGCAGATGGTTCTGCTGCCATTCCTTGGGCTGCTAACCTGGCTGTCACTGCTGGTCAGTACGTCTTCTCTAACATCTACACTTATCTTGTCACAACCAGTGGCACGTTCAATTCAACTGCTCCTCCCTACCCAACAGGCAATGGTGGCTTTCCACCTGTTGCTCCTTTTCAGAGTGGTACTGCTTATCTCAAGTACTATGCTCCTTGCGAGATTATTCCGTACTCTGCTTTAAACACTACAAATCAAATATTAGACACCCTAAATGTCACTATTTACTGGGGTAATTCACGTATTCCGCTTAGATATTTGCCGTTTAGTAACTTTAATGC